GCCATTGGCCCAGATACGCGTCACATCGTAAATTTCCACCTCCGTCAAAAGGAAGTGCAAATCCACTTCGTAGGTGTAGGTGGTTTGGCTCACGCCACCACCGCCCTTGCCGCCCTGCTCCGTGGTGGTTGCAATTTCGCGCTTTTCGCTGGCCCAGATCAACTGACCGGACATGCGCATCGTGCCTTGCAGGTACGGTATGGGTGAACCATACGCACTGCTGGAGACGGTCAAGTCCTCCAGTCGCGGGCCTGAGATGTTCTGATCTGGCGCAAAGGCCATCCCCACAGCATTGCCAGCCATCCAACCCCACATGGCTCCTGTGGGGCCGCCAATGGCAAAGCCTACCGCTGCACCAGCGGCCGAAACTATGAGTTGGGACATGACTGAACACCTGGAAGTTGAAACGCTGCGACAAAAAACATCGCTTTGCTGAACATGAGCCGTTGCTCAACCACCTTGCCGTAGGCAGAAGCGGCATGGATGATGCTGAAACCGCCGTGCCTGTAGTCACCAATGATTCCGAAATGTTGCGGCAGCTTTTCAAAGCCCACCACCACGACGTCACCGATCTGCATGCGATCGAGCGTGACCGGAGTCATCTGCTGTCGGGCCATGGCCATGAGTGACCGACCGTCGGGATATCGGCTATAGCCCGTGACATCAAAGTCGAGCTGAACCATGCCCAGCTCACGGGCGACCCCAATGACCAGACCGATGCAATCAACGCCAATCGTTTTGAGGCGGGCCTGGTGGTGAAAGGGTGTGCCCAGCCAATCGCGTGCAGCGTTGACGATCTCTGTGCGCTCGATCATCAAGACCCTCCGCTGCTCGAAGAGGTGCCGCGACGACCCACCGTGGCGGTGATCTTGTCGATGCCCGGCACATGGGGCTCACCCTGAAAATTCAAGCCGTTGTTGAACTTGCCAATGCAGTCTTCGAGGTAACGCTTTTTGCAACCCGCTGTGACAACAAAATAATCACCCACTGCGGGCTGAACAACCAAGGGCAGCTGAAGCACAAAGGTGTTGCTGCTGTGAGTCTTGACCACGGCTCGCATCCAATCGCACGCACCGCCCACAAATACCAAAACACCATTTTCAAAATAACCATCCGGCATTGGGTTGAAATCCTCAACGATGGTTTGTTTGTCGATCACGCTGCCGACACGACACACCTTTGTGATTGGATTGAGGTCTACCTTGCAAAGGCTGTCGCCCAGACGGGCTCGGCACGTTGCCGAGACCACAGCCCCCACCGGTTGCTGAAAGAACTGCTGCAGGCCGCGCAGCTCGACCTTGACCATGCCGTTGCCAAGGGTGACTTCGCCAAGGGTCCCCACCATGATGACCTCAAAGCCCTCCTCTAATGCCGCATAGTTGTACCGAGAAATAGAAAACTTCGCGTTGCGCCACAAGCCGCCCAGGACATCCACCCGCGAGAACAAAGTGCCGTCGTCCAGCGTGCTCAACTCCAAGTTGTCCACACTGAAGCCCGAATTCATCTCCAGGCTGGAGATGTTCAGGCCCTGTTCGCTTTTGTACACCGTGCCGTCGAAGGTCACATCTTGGTCTGCGCTAGTGAAGCCGAAGACGTAGGAATCGTTGCGCTGGATGCGCAGCGCATACGCCAAGGTGGTAGAGCCCAGTGCATAGTGCGCAGCCAATGCCGGTGGTAGGGTTTTCATGATTCACGCACCTCTTCCAAAACCACTTGAGGACCCGCGACCAGTCGGTTGTCATAGTCCCCACCCAGCGCCAAATCCCAGTCAATCGCATCGTCCAGAAAGTGCACCGGCACGTAAAACTGACCCGACCAAGTCAAGGTGTCATCAGGCTGTGGGTAGTACAGCCCAAATCCTGCCTCGATCGTCAGCCCCGTCGTGTTGACAGCGATCGTGATGTCGTTGCCTGAGATGTTGGTGATCAAATGCGACTTTTCATTCAGCACGGTGGCCGAAGTGCCCACCACGGACTGAAGCCACAGACGATCACCCACCGCGAACAAAGCGACAAACGCACTGCTGCTGAACGTGATCACTGTGCTGGCACCCGCTATCGCAGCCACCCCAACGCTGCTGCCGGTTGAATTGATGGTGACCACCCCGGTGGCCGAATTGAAGGTGAACTGGCCGTCGGCAGTGCCCAAAGTCAAGGGCACGCCGTTTTTGTAAATTACCGGAATACCCAGAGGACGGGTGATCTTGCGGTCCTTGAAGCGCGAGGTGCCTGTGACGCCATAGCGCTTCATCAGGTTGTAGGTAGGCACGCCATATCCCACCCCCGCCGCACCCACATTGACGCTATTCGTGCGGGGAAACAGTTTGCCAACACTGGCATCCACCTGGTCGTCCTTGGGGTCACGCATGAGCATGCCGTAAGCGCCGCCGTCGGTCACTTCGTACAGGGCCTCGATCTGCTGCCACTGTGCGATTTGCATGGGCACCACCCCCAGTTCGTACTGGCGTATGGTGCGTGTCCAGTTCACGTTCACCTGCTGCTCACCGTTGTAGGTGGACACACGGGTGTTATTGCGCATATTTTTTCCGCGCACCCCGGCCGCAATCACGCTGCTGGGGATGATGATGTCGGGTAAGACGGTGATTGCCATTTAGGTGTTCCTGGCCAAGGCGCGCTGCACGCTCAAACCGGCCTGACTGGCGATTTGGGCTTGGGTGCGGCGGTCGGTGGGGCTGTTGAAGGTGAAGTTGTTGATCACGTTCACAGTGGAGGGCTGGGAGGAGTTCGGTATGACTCGGCCGTTTTCATCGTTCATCAGCAGATATTCACGACCCGAGGCGACTTTGAGCAGCTCAGGGCCGCGTTCATTGACCTGGTACAGGCCATTGGCAGAGACAGGGCCGCCATTGGCCAAGCCGGGGATGGTTCCAAAGCCGCCCGTCAGGGACAGCATGTTCTCCAGGGCGTCGCCGCCCATCATGCTGGCGACGGCTGCCGTGCCTCCGGTGCCAAACATCGATCCGGCAATGCTGCCCAATATCGAGCCCAGCCAACCGATTCCACCTCCACCAGCACTGCCACCCAAGGCTGCGGCCAGTTGTTGCTTGATGATGATGCGGGTGATGTCAGCCACGATCGAGTTGGCCAAATCGGTGAAGCTGAGCTTGCCGGTGGTGACAAACTGCACCAAGGCGTCTTCCATGCCCAAGAACGCCCGGGTCATGGCCCCCTCGATTTGCTGCGCGGCGTCGCTGGCATCCTCTTGGTACTTGCGCACCGCCTCCGAGGCCCCGAAGATGGCTGAGCGCTGTTTGTTGTAAGCCAGCTCAATCAGTGCGGTCGCATTGGCCGTCTGAATGGCCGCGTTGGCCAACGCTTGCGAAGTGTCCACGCTCGGGTCTTGAAGCTGCAACTGGCGAATGCGCTCTTGCACGTCCAGCTCGATTTGGCGTGCAGCCGTCAGCTTGAGAACAGCTAAGGTGCTTTTGCCCATCAGGTCAATGGCAAACAGGGCATTGGCGTTGTCCACCTCGGCCAGGCGTGCCCGCTCTTGGGTGCCCAGATCGAACTTGGCTTTGACTGCCAACAATCTCAGCTCGGATTCGGTAATGGCCCGGTTGGCTTCGATTCCGGCAGCTGCGCGTTTGCGCGTTGCCTCCTCTGCCCGGTTATTGGCCTCGGCCATTTGCACCTGCGTAGCCCCTTGCCTGGCTGCAGCCTCTCGGGCCAGGCGGATCTCCTCGTCATAGGCCGCTTGCACTGTGGCCAGGTTGTCGATCAGCAGTTGCTGCTTTTTGGCTTCCACCTCGCGCAAGGTGGTGTATTGCAGACCGTAGAAGAACTCCAGCATCTGTTCACGTGTGCGCAGGAGTTTGTTTTCTGCGGCAATGCTGTCTTCCAGCGCCTTGATCTGCCCTTCCAGGATTTTCTTGAACGGGTCATCCCGAAACTGGTTCTGGTTGCCCATGGCCGAGAGGTTGGGTGCAGACAGCGGCAGCTTGGGGGCCACAGGCGGCTTCAAACCGGGGTTCACCAGGGCGCTGTTGCTGGCTTCAAACTGCTGGCGCAGCGCCGTGCTGAAGGTGGTGCCGTCTTTGATCAGCTCGGCATATCGGGCATTGGCGTCCGCGAGAATCTTGGCCCGCTTGTCCAGCGCCGCCTTCAGCTCACTGTCATCACCTTTGCCCAGGGTTTTGAGTTCATTCCAAGCTTGCTTGACCCCGGCAATGCCCACCGCAGCGTCGGCGTACACCACCTGAAAACTGCCCGCCAGGGCGTAAACCAGTTTGACCACGCCCACGATGGATTCGGCCACCACCGCCACCGCCATGGCGGAATCTTGCGCCCAGGCGCGAAACGCCCCTTCACTGGCCAAGTCCTGTACCGACTTGCGCACCCCGTTTTGGGCGTTTTGTAAATTGAGCAAGGTGACCAAAAAGTCGTTGAACACCGGCACCAGCTCCATGGCGACGACCTTGAACAGGTTTTGCGTGGACTGCTCCAGGCGCACCATGTTCTTGTACATCTCATCAGCAGCCATGGCTTGCGCCGTGGTCACCATGGCCTGGTACTCCCCCACCGTGGCCAAATCCTTGACCACCGTGAGCAAGTTCGCGCCGCTGCGCCCCATCAGGACTTGCGCGATGGTGGTTTTCTCCACCCCATCACGGTACTTCTCCATTTGCTGCGCCATCTGCATAAAGACCTCTTCAGGCCCCTTGCCGCGCAAGGCCGCGATGGATATTCCCAGTGCGTTGAACGCTGCGGTGGTTTGCTTGCCGCCGTTTTGCGCATCCACCACCGATTTACTCAGCCGCTGCAAGGCCGTGCTCAAAGAATCCAGATCGGTGTTGGACAAGCGCGCCGCCGAAGCCAAGACCGACAGTGACTCCACGGTTGCTCCGGTACGCTCAGACAGATCCTGCAAGTCATCGGCCAGGCGAATCGCGCTTTCTATCTTGCCTTTGACCTGATCAATGGCCAGGCCAATGGAGACCGCCACGCCCAGCGTTTGCAAACTGGACTTGACCAGCCCCACCGCCTTGTCAATTTGCGCCATGTGGCGCTCGGCCATCTGCGATGCGCGGCCCAAGTCCGACTCGAACTTGGCCGTGCTGGCGGACATTTCTACAACAACGGAGCCAAGAGTGGCCATGGTGGTGCCTTCACAGGTCAGCGTTTATGGGGAAGCAGCGCCTTGATAAAGGCCTCATCCAACTGTTTGTTGGTCAGACGTTTTTCAGGCTTGCCTCTGTCACGGTGGGATTCATGCCAGGGGATGAAATCCTCGGGCGTGTAAGGCTGCGGCCTGCGTTTGGCGTCACGTTGCAAATTGGCCGCCAGTGCCTGCGCGATGCCATGGCGTTGGTCAGCCACCAGGTCGCCAAAAGGCTCCAGCGAGCTGAACGCCCTCCACTCGCACAGCTCCTGGCTGGAGGTCTGCGCGAGCAGCTGGCGGACCGTCATACCGAGGGCCAGCGCCAAGCGGAAGTAAAACCGCCGCTCTGGCTGGCCGATCAGTTTTTTACGGCTTCTGCCTCGGCTTTGGTGCCCAGACCGTTCAGGCGTTGGGCCGCCTCAAACACCCGCTCCAGCGCAGCCGACGATTTGAGCGCCAAGCGCGCGATGTCCGTGACCTCAAAAAGGCGGTTGCCCTCTTCGTCTACCAAGGTCAGAGCCACCAGTTTGGAGCGCAGGTTGCGCAGATCCGGTGTGCGGCTGCCATCGGTGTGAACGGTGACCATGCTGCTTTCAAAGGCATCCCGGTCAGCGCCGGTCATGGAGCGCACATGAACTGTGCCGCCCCACTCTGGCACTTCCACCGCCACGCTTTGCAAATCATTGGCTTCGAGAATTTGGTCTTTGGTCAAGCTCATGTTGTTTCTCCTTACAGACCGGTGGCGGGGCCAGTGATGCGCAGATCGATAGAAGACCGAAGCACGGTATCTACACCGCCAGAAAGACTGAACTTCTTGACAAATGCAACAAAGGTGATGACGTTGCTGTTCGAGAGAACGACTTTGAAGTTGCCCAGCGCGGCGGTGCTTTGTTTGGCACGAACAGCGATTTGTCCGGCATCGTTGGAGTCGTAATCGACTTCGAGGTTCAACTGACCAAAGTCGATCAGGCCGCCTCGGTTTTCAATCGCCGTGCTCAGCATGTGTGTCACGTCAATTTCCTTAGCCACACCCTCAAAGCCATTGAAATTGCGCACGTTTGCGATGTTGGTGAAACTGATAGGCGTTGCAGTTCCCGCAGCGGTGATGGTCTTGGCAGTGGAATCGACATAAATGGCGAACGTGTTATTGGTGACGTTGCGCACACTCAAGGACAAGCCATTGAATAAGCTCGCGTCAGCACCCGTCAGGCCAGCAATGGTGACGACATCACCGTTGACAAATCCATGGGCGGTAGAGGTGAAGATGGTGGGGTTGCCCAAACTGATGCCGGTGATCGACTTGGCACCGCCTGTGCCGGTGCCAATCAAAATCGACGTGTTTTGCGATGCGATAGCGGTAGAAAGCATGTGAACTCCAGAAATGAAAAAACCCGCCGAAGCGGGTGGGGACGAAAAAAATCCGCTCAAGGCGGGTGGGTGGGGGGAAGGTTTGTCATCCGCTGGCGAGATAACTCAGTCAGGAGTGCCAGATCGAAAAGTCCAACATCACGCGGTGCAGCTTGA